CGCTGAAGGATTGATCTTTTGTAGATCAGTAATAATTGGAGCAGTACTCATGGTTCAAATACTTCTCTAAATGTTGTCTGGATTGTTGCTCTATTGTTATATGGTATGGATTTCGACCAAGTTTCGCAAACAAATTTTTGTGCAGTAGATTCTCCAGGAGCAGTAAAATCAAAGCTATCACTATCGTTTGCACGGGCATCAAGAAAGGTTTCTATCTCATCTGCTTGCGTTTCAGAAACTTCAAATGTGAAGTTATAAGTTTTTGGATTTTGATGTTCCGCTAATCCAAATAGTATTCTATGTTCAAATCCATCAGCAAAACGAATTGTTCTAGTATTTGGTGCAGATCTTTTTTGCTGCCCATAAGTAGGTTTTATTGAAGGAAACGTAGCCATTATGCAAGTAATCCTCCTGGTCTTTGTTGCTGTATTATTTCAGATTGTACTGCAACTGAGATAAGACGGCCAAGCTCTCTTCCATCTCCTTCATTTCCTTCAACAGAAGAACCTGAAGCATCTACATTTACTACTATATTAGTTGCACTTCCCATATCAGAATTAGGAACTATACGACCACCTGTATTTGGTACGAACATTTCTGCACCACGTTCTCCAACCATATAACTTTTTCCTGCACTTACTACACCACCATTGGCTCTTTTGAAAAAACTTGAATTGGGAAATAAACCACCTAAGAAAGCATTAACACCAAAGCTAATTAATTGGCTGGATATTTGGCTAAATACACTACGAGCAACATCTCCAAGAGTGCTAGTTCCATCTATAGCACCTTGAATAGCATTAACTAAACCATTTTCTATTGTCGAACCAATACTTGCATATAAATTATTTAATTTTTCTAATTGCGGTTGTAATCTTAAAGCATTTTCAAATTGTTTTCTTTCTTCCATATTAATTTGTTTATCAAATTCAAGAGCTTTTTTATCAAACTCTCTAAGTCTTTGTTGTATTTCCGCTTCTCTAGTTCCTAAAGTAAGAGATTCAGTTAAGAAGAGATTTTTATTTGTAACAGATTTTGTTATTTCATCGTATTGTTTTGCTCTTAACTTTTCTAAATTTAGATTTTTTTCATTTGATTTTTCTGCTTGCATTAATACAAGTATTTGCTGATTAATTCTTTCTTTTACATTTCTATTTCTTGATTTATCTCTTTTTGCTATTAAATCTTGTATTTCAGTATTATCACTTGTTTCAGCATCTCTTAATAAACTCCTTCTCGATAAACCAGTTACTCTTCCACTACCATCGCCTCCTCCAAATAATTTTGCTACATTTGCTGCAACTTCTGTTAAAAATCTTGTTATCTCACTTTGAAGTTCTCTAGTTCCTTCTGCAAAATCTTGTAATGCTTTTACTCCATCTTCTCCAACTAATTGTTCCATATCTTGCATAGCCAAATTAAATGCAGCTTGTTTACCTTCTGTTTTTTCTACCAGTTTTATATATTCGGCTTGAGGTGTTCCTGCAAGGCCGAGTGCTTTTGTAACAGCGTCAACATTAAAAGAAAAGAAAGTAACTGCTTTACCTAACTCTTCTAATTTTTCCTTTGCAGTTGTAAGTTGTTGAAGAACAGCAGTAGCAACAAGACCTCCTGCAAAACCTCCCATTTGTCCTGCAATTTTAGTTCCTGCAAAACCACCAGCAAAACCAGCAGCACCTCCAAGTAAGCCCTGTCCAAATAACAATGGGAACGCACCAGAAATAAGTCCGCTTGTTAATGCTGCCCTGTTTCCTCTAGGGTTCATTCCTCCACGGAATTGATTTCCAAGTCCCCCTCCCATTCGGTTTGCAAGGTCTATATTTTGTTTCCGTGCTTTATTATTTTCGAGTATTGAAGTTGTTTCAAGATCTGTTTGACGAGTTAACTTTTGTGTAGCTGCTACTGCTGCTAATTGTTTTTTTGAACCAATAGTTAAACTGTTTGAATACGCTTGTAAGGCATCTATAGCTGCAAATTGTTGATCTCTAGTTTTACCAAATACTTTTCCAGAAGTATTAACTGTTTTGACAAGTTTTTCCATATCTTGTCTATATTCTTTTATCGTTTTACGAGCATCTTTTCCTGCTGCACCTCCTGTATTTCGAGGGTTCATTATATCTATTCCACGAATCTTATCTATACTTGCAGTTAACTCATTTACTTTCGCTTTTAACCTATCAAGACCAGACTGCCCTTTTACTCTTAAATTTATATTTACTCCGTAATCAGCCACAGAAAAAACAAAACTTTATTTTAGTGTACCGCTTTTAGCGTTTTCTTGCTCGTGATTTAGTCTTTGCATCTTCATAAGCCTTATCTTCATATTCTTTCTTTAGTTCATAGTAAGCAAGCCAATTTATATATTCTTCCTGCGTTAATTTACTGGTAAGTTCTTGAATTGTCATTCCTAGTTCTGAAGCTAAGAAAAACATAAAAAACCAATCGTTTCTAGCTTTTTAAATCTGCCTTCGCTTCCTCCAATTTATATTCAGAACCAGAGTTCAACATCGCAAGTTGAATATCTTGCAAAGTAGTTGCATTTACTTCTCTTCGTAAAGATGCTTTGTGACCGTCTTGAAATAACCTTTTACCATCTTTATCTAATGCTTTTGTAATCATAAGATTTAAAGCAAAATCATCATTAGTTCCCGCATCTCCAGATTTTGCAACAATCGCTTCTCTTTCTGCAATAGTTAGTGGATTCCAGTAAATTTCTAAAACTGTTTCTTCTCCTTCTTTTAATTCATACAAATATTTTTGGCTCACACCAAATTTGTTCTTAAGAAGTTCAATCGCTTCCATAAATTTATTAGATTGCTATTCTATTATACTAAGCGTTTGCCGAAAATTGACAAGATATTATTCCAATGAAATGACTTCTATCCTCTATTTCCAATGGAGTTACACCATTAATATCTAATACTCTAGGTTTGCAGCTAAAAGTATCGGTGTAATTAGAAGCATTAACAGAAGTCAATCCATCAATAACAGCCTCTCCTATCGCAGATAAAACAGAAGTACCTTTACCTTTTGGAACGTAAATATTACATTGAATGACACCAGCGTAATAATCTGAAGCTGCTCCCTGATTTTGTAATGTTGACTGTGTAAAGTTCACACTCATCAAAATATACTTTTTACTTTTTCCTGGAGTTGTGAAATGAACATTATCATAAACCATTTCAACAGTATTATCTGCTGCTGCAACTGCATCTGTTACTGCTTTTTCAAATGCTGCTCTTGTGTTTACTAAACTCATGCTTCAAATCCTGTATATGTAGTACCTGCTGATTTCTCAGATGTAGCTCCTCCTATAAATATCTTACCTTTATCTGACATATTTTCTTTTATTAAACGACCTAACTGACCTTGAACAAATCTTTGAATTTCTCCACTCTCTAAAACATATTGAGAATATATAGCTTTATTGCCAATCCAAACTGCTTTTCTATAATTAAATATTCTTTTACCTGAACCTACAGGAAATCTTGGTTCAACAACTGGTCTTGGAGGTCTAATCTTTTGACCTTTAGAAAAGGCTTGCCATACTATTTTTCTTTGAGTTGCCCAGGGTTCATAATTTTCTACCTTATGATTAGCTGTTACTGGACTATTTTGTGCTTTCCAACTGGAAGCAAAAAATCCTGTAAATACAGGCATTGTTGTTGGTTGAGTTTGATTTCGATTAGATAATTCAAAATGAACATCTTTTATAAGATTATTAAAATCTCTACTAATTTTTCTATCTAAATCTTTGGGTAAATCTTTTAAAAACCTAATCGCCATTAGAATCGCACCAAAATAATAAAAAGATAAACTTGTCCGCCTCTTTTTGTATCAACGTCAACTATCTGTGCAACTCTATTTGAACCAGCAAAACTCAATGTAATTTCATCATCTAAATCTGCCTGATTATCTCCTATCTGATCTGGTGTTATATATAACCTTGCCTGTCTCATCTCTTGACCAGTTTCTTCTTCTGATCTGATAAAAGATATTGGAACTTTAATGCTATAACTAGTATCAGTTGTAGTCAAAGCTCCTGTAGAAGTATTGTAAGAAGGAGATGCTTTCTTGGTATAAGTAATACTGTAATCTTGTGATGCACCTAACTGAGATACAACACTTTTAGCTGCGTTTTTAAATAGTGAATCTAACTGTCCTGCCATTATCCTCTAACCACTCTAAGCTGAAAACTACCAGCACCACCAAGCATATATGCTCCAAGATAACTTTGTAGCCACGGGTAAACATCAAGAATATTATTTATAGAACCAGTACCCTGACTATCAGTATTATATTTAACCTGTAAATCTCCTAGTTGTACTTCAGAGAAATTACCATCTTTACCAGTAGTTCCTGTAATAGCATCAGTATCATTTGCTAAAGCTCTAGCTAATTCATATTGTGCATATTTAATATTATTTGGAATAGTCGTGCAAGCTAATTCGACACCATCAACTTGATAATTTGTTCTTGGAAACTTTAGTGCCTGACTTTCATCACATCTATCGCCATAAAAAACTAAAGTATCAATCCATCTTGTAGCTGATATTAATGCTCTTTTTTTCTGGTCATCTGTTTTGTTAGTCCAAGTCGAAGAGTCTGGGGAGGTATCGAAGTAATCATTAGACTCAGATAAAGTGACATAACTATTAGCTGTTTCACTTTTTATAGTTGCATTTATGGTAGCTGCCACGATTGATAAAGTAATTTAGTTTTATTGTAGCGTAAAGAAAAAACCCCACCAATATTTTGATGAGGTTTTTGGGTAGCATGACCAACTGCTATTTTAATCTTAATATAAATTAAGACTTTAGGGCATTAGATAATGGTGTGTTAACAAAGATTTCAACCATAGGAATTTGGTCAATATCATAAGTTACACCCCAGTTAGAGCCTGTTCTAAGAGCAGCATTTGTTGGGTTATCAGCAGCATTTGTCCACTTAGTACCCATAACATGATACGCAGTATGGTAATCAACAGACATAACATCTTGCTTAGATAAGATGTTTCTTTCTGCTTCAATACTTAGCTCAGATTGTACACCTTCAAGAATTGTTCCTGATTTCATCAAGTAGCAACGGAACTCCTGACGATTACCAGTAGTTGTTGGATCGTTGATATTTACCTGAGAGTCGATAACAACTGTGCAACCAGCAAATTGACCGATTGATCTGTCAGTTATACCAACACCACCGCCACCCCAAGTTACTGCACCACCAGCAGCAAGAGCAGAAGTTGAGAATGTTAGTAGACCTACTTGGTATAGGTAGTAAGCAACCGCAGGATGAACTATAAGAAGATCAAGTTCTTCTCCTCTTTCTCCTATAAGAGAACGAGCTTCTGCAACAGTAGCAGCACTAAGATAGTTTGCTTCAGCAGTAGAACCAGAACCGCCTAATTGCTTTTCAAGGCGATGACCATTAAGAGCAGTATGGAATAATCCAGTTAGTGTTTCAAATAAACGAACAGAGTTCAATTTATTGATAGCATCTGCAAGTTGATTTCTGATATGACCCATTGGATCTTCGCCAGCAGCCAAGATAGCAACGTCATCAACAGCATACGCAAAACCTCTATGACAGATAGTTGCGATCTGCGTATCTGTACCGATTTTTTGAGGTGTTAGATGACCATTAGTGCTTGTACCCCATGAAGAAGTACCATCAATAATCTCTTCAGTTGGAGATATTGGGTTAAATTCTGGAACTTGTATTCTTGTTCCACCTGCTCTTGCATCAAGCAGAGCATTACGAACTACAGCACCAGACTGAATAAATAGACTACGCTCTTTAATAGCTTGAGAAACGTAGGTACTAAAATTATTTCTCTTAACGATGTCCGCTAATAGGACACCGCCAGAATAATTCTGAAACGGAGCAGCCATTTAGAATAAATTTGTAATGTTTACGGAGGTACCCTAGTCACGGACATGGGATGTCAATTTCACGGAAATCAACTATTTTGTTTGAGCCTCTTGCTTGAGCACGGCTGCAAGCTGTGGATCTTGTTCCGATAATAGCATTTGTTGAGTTATATTGCCCGTTTTCCAAGGATTTACTTGACCTCCACCTGCATTAGCAACTGGACTTGGTTTTGCACCCATTCCAGCAGCAGAACTAGGTTTAAAATGATGTTCCCAACCACTACCAGGATTCTTGAGACTTGTGAGATAAGTATTCAAATCCTGCTCAACCCCACCGTTAAGAACAACAACTTTACCTTCAGAATTTTTTTGTAACTTATTTTGTAACAATGCTAAAGTTTGCTCTGCATTTATCGCACCAAGATTACTGATAGCTGCAAGTGCTGTTGTTTTAGTAGAAGCTAGTTCATTAGAGTTTTTTAAATCCTCTAATTGCTGAGATAAACTCATTATCTGTTGCTCTTTTTCTTGAGCAGTTTTATTGGCTTCCTCCCAAAGAGTTTTCCATTGACCTTGATCTTCTAACTCTTGTTTTCGTTGTTGATCTTTTTCTTTATAAACTTCGTTTAGTTTACGTTTTACTCCTAAACGGTCTTCTTCTTTAGCAGCTAATTCTTTTTTCAAAGCCTTAATCTGCTCTTCATATTGTAGTTTTACAGGATCAACTGTAGTTTCGGGCTGTGTTTGTTGTGAAGCAGTTTCAGCCACGGGCTGTTCAGCGTTGGTCACGGACTCAGGCTGAATTACTTTTTCTTCGATTGC